GTAAAGAACGCTTTTTTGGTAGGGGTGTCGACATTGAGTGGCAAGGTGGACCAGATGGTCCTAAGTTATTGCGAATGTTAGACAACGATTTGGCGTTGTTAAAAGCTGGTAAGAGACCTGAGTACTATTTTACAGGTTGTTTAAAGGACGAGAGGAAGCCTATAGAGAAAGTTGATAGTGGTAAAACGAGATATTTTGCCGCTTGCCCTATAACTTATTTTATTATGTTTTCGTGTTATTTTAAGTCTTTTTCTGTAGAGTGTACTCGATCACGTTTGTTGTCGTATTACACGGTAGGTATAAACGTTTATTCTGGTGAATGGGACGTTATTGCTAAGCGTTTGTCAACACATAGTCAACATTGTTTGGATGGTGATTTTGGTAGTTTTGATAAAAAGCAAGTAAGAGACATTTTACGGTTGATTGGTGATAAAATTATTGATGTTATTGGCGGAACTGATGAAGAGAAGTTAATTCGTAAGATTTTATGGATTGAAGTATACTCCAGTCGTCATATACATGGAAAAAATGTTATGGAGTGGTCCGCGTCGTTGCCATCCGGACACCCATTTACTTCACTCATTAATTCCGTGTACGTTGTAGTTTTGTATATTATTGCGTACGTGGAATTGACCGGGAAGTCTGCGCGCTCCTTTTTTAGGGATGTTTGCATATTTTCTGGGGGTGATGATAGTATAGCATCAATTAGTCCTGCTGTAGTTAAGCAGTACAATGGTGTTACACTGGCCAAATTTTTCGCACAGAAAGGTTTAGAGTTCACTACTGCCAGCAAGAGTACAGAACATGTAATGTTTAAACCTTTGGAAGAGTGTGAATTTCTTAAGCGGGCGTTTAGGTACGAAGAGGTGGCCCATAAGTATGTCGGACCGTTGCGACTTGAAACTTGTCTTGAAAGTCCTTATTGGACTAAAAAGGGCGAGTTTAGAGACGTGATACCGACAACTAATGTTGAGGTTGCACTTCATGAATTATCCTTGCATGAACCAAGGGTTTTTGATGAGTGGTATCCTCGCATTAGAAGTGCGGCTATGAACGAATTGTCGTACCATCCTGTTTATTCCTCTCGTAAGAGTTATCTGATGGATACATTACGTTGGGGAGAAATGGAGGTTGGTTTGATTTTCGGTAATAGAAGGCGCTTGATGTTAATTAATGGTGAGGGCGTTGATATAAACGCTCAATCCGGTAAGTGCACCTTCTACGATCTTGCCTCGGTTCGTCAAAATCTCGGTCAGTTAAGAACCGAGGTAGTGCGAGAGGTGTTAGGTCCTTTCCTATTCAGGGATACCACCCAGGACGGGACGGAGAGACACCAATGTCCAGGGTACCCGAGTGCGGGGACGGTTTGGGCTAATCGTCTCCAAAGGAAGTGGCCTGCTGCAAACCAAAATAAGATAATAAACGAGGCTTTAGCCTCAACCGAAAACGCCGAAACAACTGTCTTCAACAACGATGCCGGTGGAGCAGTTGCGAAGTTTGATGCATTGACAAACCAACCTTTTAAAATGGTAGCGTTAAAAGAGTTAGGAGATTACGCCGAATTGAAAAGTTTCTTTTCCAGACCACATCGCGTGTATAGCGGCGATTGGTCTGATACATTATTAGCTGGGGCAAATTTGTTTAGGTTGACAATACCTGACGATGTTGCTGTAGGATCGCCGTGGATAGAAAAGATGTTTGGATTTTTGGCGTTTAGAGCTACCACAGTCATTCGAGTAATGGTAAATGCTAGTCCGTTCCAGCAAGGCCGTCTGATTATGTCCTGGTGCCCACAGTACCAGGAGCTTGGCAGGACGTATTTGTTCCAGTCATTAACACAGATGACACAATTACCTCATGTTGAGTTGGATATAGGTTGTGAAACGGAGATGGTTGCACGTTTTCCCTACGTGTCACCTACGCCATATAGCATTTTCCAGAATTTGGCCCATACGGTGCCTCCGAGTGGGAGTATATATCAGTTTTCACCTACATTTGGTGACGTTAGCTGTAATGTGTATTCTCCTCTGGCATCAGGCGACACACCCACGTCTGTAGGAGTTACAGCGTATGTTTCTTTTGAGGATGTGGAGGTTGTTGTTCCGGCATGGACCGGTCAATCGGGAAGGCGAATGAAAAAGAACCCGACCACTGAAGAAGTTGATAAACCCGTCAGTACTGCTTTGATGAAGGTTTCAAAGGCTACGGCATATTTGGGAGAGATTCCATTATTGTCTCAGTTTATGTTTCCTTTATCTTGGGCAGCTGCACAGGTTTCGAAAGCTGTCAGTGTTTTTGGTTATTCGGCTCCCGTTGTTGATACTCCAGTACACCGGGTGGTCCGCGTCGACAATATGGGTATGACTAATTACGACACGCCTGTGGGTGCTGTTGTGTTAGGAGGTTCTTGCGTTAACAGTATACAGCACAATCCGGCGATATTAGGATCTGACATTGATGAAATGTCTTTGAAATATGTTGCCGGTATTTATGCTTTTGTTACTGAATTTCCATGGGCAACTACCACACCAACTGATTTTGAATTGTATGGCACCGCTGTATATCCAGAATCATTTCTTGGTGCCACTTTAACACCCGTTTCTTTTATATCAAGATTATTTAGGTATCAAAGAGGGGGGATGAAGGTGCGAATCAAGGTGGTGAAAACACGTATGCATTCCGGTAGGTTAGCATTGATATTTAATCCAGGTTCTGGAGTCAGTGTGCCCGTGGGCAGAAATAATTATTTGTTGCGACAAATAGTTGATTTGCGAGAAAGTAGTGAAATAGAATTCGTTATTCCGTATCTGTTGCCCAATCCTTGGCGTAGTACAACATTAGGATTGGATCCAACACCTTTAGGTCATTTTAAGATAGTGGTGCACGATGAATTGAGAGGTCCTTCAACGGTTTCTAATACCGTTCGATTGCTCGTTGAATGGTGTGCTGCTGATGATTTTGAGGTTAGCGGAATGGTGACTCCTACTATGTCTTTGAATCGCAGTACTTCTTTGCATGCTGCGAATCCCAGACAGATTACTTTTAGAGCTCAGTCGGTTGATCCTTCCGTGGTTAATGGTTGCCGTGCAGCCACAGGCGTTATGGGCTCTATTGAGTTGGAACAAGAAGGTATTTCACATTTGACTTTGATTCCAGGTGAAGCCATAAATTCATTAAAACAGTACCTTATGGTTATGCGCAATTATTTTACGATTGGCGCCACAGGTACCGGAAATGAGAGGGTTGTGTGGTGGCAAGACAATTATAGGAACAATTCTTTGAATCCCGCTGTCGCTTTTGGCAGCCAGGTTTGGGATATAATCCATTTTTGTTACGCTTATCGCACTGGTTCCACAAGGTATTTTATTTGGGATCAAGGTAACACGGGTAGGCTGACCCAAAATTATGTCATGAACAGAATATCGTTATCGTACGATGATTTGGATAATGCCGTGAGTATTGTTTCGCGTGACATAAATCAGCCACCAGAGGGAGCTTTTGCACATTATAATGTTCAGAGTAACCCTATTTTCCAGGCTAGTCCATATCCGATGACTAGTTTAAGGATAATTAAATTGTACGGACCATTGAGTCAAGCTCAGAGTCCGAGCAATATAAGCATTACTAATCTTGTACAAGAAAGTTATGCTTGTCAAGTGAGTAGAAGTCTTGGAGAGGACGGACGGCTAGGATATTTCCTATCTGTACCACCTCTTCTGTTTTAGGTTTCTACTTCTCCTAGTCATTCTCGAGGAATGTTCCGGTTTAATCGAGACAGATATGACAAATGTAAAGGGAGCGCCGGATTTATAAGCTCCGTCCATATTAGGGGGTGGACTGCTAGTTACAACAGTAGTACAAAACAGTAACG